CCTACACTACAAGGGTTATTTAGAGGATTCATATGAGTACGCAATATCTAACAATAGTAAACGAGGTACTGCGTCGGCTACGTGAAGATGAAGTATCTGCTGTAGCTAACACAGCTTACTCTAGAATGGTAGGTGACTTTGTAAACGATGCTAAACGTATTGTAGAGGATTCACATGACTGGTCTACGTTACGAACAACTATTGTTGTCCCTACGGTAGCCGATACTACAGAATATAGCTTGACAAACGCTGGAGAACGTGTTAAAATATATAGTGCTATCAATGACACATCAAACTTTTTTATGCGCTATGAGTCACCTAACTGGTTTAATAACGCATATTATATCTCTGGTGAAGTCACAGGCACTCCAGACTCCTATACGTTCAGTGGTATAGACAGTAATGAAGACACTAAGGTACAGGTGTATCCTAAGCCTGACGCAGTGTACTCTTTGCGCTTTGACCTTATTGCAAGAGAAGTTGAGTTATCTGGCGATACAGACACTACAGTGTTACCTAAGAACGCTATTATCCACAATGCTGTAGCTTTGTTGGCTAGAGAGCGTGGTGAGACAGGCGGTACTACTGCACAGGATTATTTCTTAATTGCAGACAAGCATTTATCGGATGCTATTGCAATAGATGCCTACAAGAATCCTGAAGAATTTATCTACAGAGTACCCTAATGGCTGAGCAACGTCAAAACATATACATAGGCGCTCCCGGCTTCAAAGGTCTTAACACACAGGACTCTCCTGTAACACAAGACCCTGCTTTTGCGTCTATTGCTGAAAACGCTGTTATTGACAAGTTCGGCAGGATTGCAGCGCGTAAGGGTCTAAAGAAGCTAACAAGCAGTGCTACACCTTTAGGGTCTAGTATTGGCATAGAGACTATCTTTGAATACATAGACGAAAGTGGCGACAAGGTTGTATTTTCCTCCGGTAACAATAAAGTATTTACAGGGACATCAACACTTACGGACGTAACTCCTTCTGGCTATACACCTACAGCTAATAACTGGAAGATAGTTAGTCTTAACAACCATGCTTACTTTTTTCAACGTGGTCACGAGCCGCTAATATATACTGATGAGTCTGGATCTGGTGTCTTAGATAACATTAGCGACCATTCACATTCCACAGGCACTGCACCTCAAGGTAATGAAGCATGTGCAGCTTTCGGTAGACTCTGGGTAGCTGATGTTACTGGTAATAAACATACTTTGTTCTTTAGTGATTTACTTAACGGTCACGCTTGGACAGGGGGTAGTTCAGGATCACTAGACTTAACTACTGTTTTCCCTGAAGGCTTTGATGAAATAGTGGCTGTACGAGAGTTTAACAACTTTTTAGTTATCTTTTGTAAGAGAAGCATTCTATTGTACTCTGGGGCTTCGTCTCCTTCTAGCATGACATTATCTGATGTTATTACAGGCATTGGTTGTATTGCTAGAGACAGCGTACAGGCCATAGGTACAGATTTAATTTTTTTATCTGACTCTGGACTTCGTAGCTTAGGTAGAGTTATACAAGAAAAGTCTAACCCTATAGGTAACGTGTCTAGGAATGTAAGAGACACAATGATGCTCGCTGTTAACAGTGAAACAAACAACATCAAGTCTGTTTACAGCCCAGAAGAATCTTTTTATCTTTTGTTCTTACCAACGTCCTTAGAAGTTTATGTGTTTGACATGAGAGGAACACTAGAAGACGGTAGCTACAGAGCAACTATATGGGCAGGTATAACTGTACTTTCTGGCGCTAGACTTGCAGACGGTACTTTGTATTTAGGCAATGCTAAAGGTATAAACGAGTACGATGAGTTTCTGGATGACACAGATACTTACGTAATGAAGTACTTTACTAACCCTATGTCTTTTGGTGATCCTTCCAGAATTAAGATGTTGAAGGAAATATCCTTTACAGTCATAGGCGGCTCAGGTAGTCAAGTAGTTGGCAACTGGGCTTATGATTATACGGAAGGTTACAGTAAACAGGCGTTTACAGTAGCCACAAGTTTAATTGCTGAGTATGGTGTCTCTGAGTACAATGTTAGCACATCGGAATATAGTGCAACTATTGTTATTGACGTAGCTAGAGTAAAAGCTACAGGCTCAGGTAAAGTCGCTACTATCGGTATTGAAGCAACAATTAACGGTGGTGCTTTATCCATTCAAGAGTTAAACACTGAAGCAATTTTAGGTAGGCTAATTTAATGACTAATTATACAAAGACAACGAACTTTGCAACTAAAGACACTCTGCCTTCCGGCAATGCCAATAAGATTGTTAAAGGCACAGAGATTGATACAGAGTTTAATAACATTGCAACTGCTGTAGCAACTAAGGCAGACACTGCTGGCCCTACGTTTACTGGTACTGTAACTATACCAACTGTAGATCTAAATGGTGGTGCTATAGACGGCACTACTGTAGGTGCATCTACTGCTGCTGCTATTACAGGAACAACTATTGTAGCTAACACCAGTATTAACATTGCGGGTGATGGTGCTACTGTAACTGGTATTAAAGATGAAGACGATATGTCTTCTAACAGTGCAACTAAACTAGCTACACAACAGTCAATTAAAGCCTATGTAGACTCTCAGGTAACTGCACAAGACTTAGACTTCCAAGCAGATACTGGTGGTGCCCTAAGCATTGACTTGGACTCAGAGACACTTACATTTACTGGTGGCACTGGTGTAGACACTAGCGGCTCTGGTAACGCTGTTACGTTTGCTATTGACAGCACTGTAGCGACTCTCACAGGCTCTCAGACGCTCTCTAACAAGACTTTAGCTACCCCTGTGGTATCGGGTAACTTAACTACTAATGGCCTCATAGATGGACGTGACGTAGCTACAGATGGTACTAAGCTAGACGGTATTGAATCAGGAGCTACTGCTGACCAGACTGCTGCTGAAATTAAGACTGCTTATGAGTCCAATGCAGATACTAATGCCTTTACTGATGCTGACCATAGTAAACTTGATGGTATAGAAGCCAGTGCAGACGTAACTGACACAGCTAACGTAACTGCTGCTGGTGCCTTGATGGACAGTGAGTTAACTGACATTGCTGCTGTTAAAGCTCTGAACCAAGGTGTTGCTACTTCTGATAGTCCTACGTTTGCTGGGTTAACTACTTCTGCTGATGTGTCTTTTGGCGACAACGACAAGGCCATCTTCGGTGCTGGCTCAGACTTAGAAATTTTTCACGAACCAAACAATAGCATTATAAAAGAATCTGGCGGAGGTAGCTTATTAATACAAGGCGATAATATCCGTTTACAAAAAGTTGACGGCACAGAAAATATGCTAACTGCCGTCAATGATGGACAGCTAAAGCTATTTTATGATGGCTCTGAAAAACTAGCCACCACCTCCACAGGCATCGACGTTACGGGTACTGTGACTGCTGATGGTTTGACTGTTTCAAAAGCATCAGGAGATATTGCAACTTTAGAAGGAACTGGAACTACTGCCGATGTAGAAGCTAATTTAGTATTTAATCCTGTATATGATGTAAATGCTAGGATTGTATCTGCTAGAGAAGGTGCGTCATTAACAAGCCGTTTAAGTTTAGAAACAGGAACAGCTAACGATTTTTCTACCACAGAGCGTTTGAGAGTTTCTGGAAACGGAGACATTTCCTTCTACGAAGACACAGGAACAACGCCTAAGTTCTTCTGGGATAGTTCTGCGGAGTCTTTGGGTATTGGTACTAGCTCGCCTAGTGAAAAGCTCACCATAGCAGGTGATGTACAGATTGGTGAATCTTCTGGCGGTGAGAAGTTAAAGTTTGTAGGAGCGTCTAGCAAGTATAACTTTTTGGTTGGTAAGCAGGTGAACGTTGACAATGCTCTTGAGATAACGCCCTCTACAGCCGCAGGTGGTAATACATTCTCTACTCCTGCTGTTGTTGTTAACTCATCAGGGAATGTGGGTATTGGTACTAACAGCCCAAATGCTGCTGCCGATTTACACGTTGCGGATACCTCTGACACCCGTATATGGATAGAGGCGACCAGCGGCGACACGATGGAGCTTTACGCAGGTACAGATGTTTCTGTGTTCAATAGAAGCAACAACGCTTTGAAGTTCGGTACTAATAACGCAGAACGCATGCGCATCGACGCAAGCGGGAATGTCGGTATTGGTAGCTCAAGCACAGACGGAAGGCTTAAAGTATCAGCGGCTAGTGGTGCTAGTGCAGCAGGAAGTATTACCCTTTATGGAAATAACGGGGGTGGTTTTGGCGGTAGTAATGTTGTCAGATCAAAGATAGAAAGCAAAACAGATGGTACAGCGTTTGGCGCAAATATGCTTTTCTACACTAACGATACGTCTAATGCCTATCAAGAACGCATGCGCATCGATTCAAGCGGCAACGTGGGTATAGCAACCAATTTGCCTAGCGAAAAGTTTACTGTAGAAGGCGTTATTAGGGCAAATAGGGTCAGTAGCCCTACGCAATACGGAGACTTTGCACAAGATAACCAAGGCGGTTATATATCCACACATAGACCCCATGCTTCATTGTATGAAAACTTTAGATTCTTAGCATCAAACAACTCTGGTTCAGTAGAGCGTATGCGTATCGACACTAGCGGCAACTTGCTTGTTGGTGGTACTTCAGCGTTTGGTGCTGACACAATTACTCTAGGCACTGGCGGCTTTGCAGGCATTCGTAACACTAGCGGTTCTTGTATGGAGCTGCGCAGAGATTCCACAGACGGTTCAATTTTAGACTTTCAAAAAGACGGCACAACCGTAGGTAGTATTGGTACTACTAGCGGCAGTTTGTACATTCAAGGAAACCCCGCTACTGGTAAATCAGGTTTGACCTTTTATGGGTCGTATATTGAGCCTAGAGATAATGGTGCTGCGGCAGATGCCGCTATTGACTTAGGCATTTCTTCTGGTCGCTTCAAAGACATTTACCGCAGCGGTTCAACAATAAGCACATCTGACCGCAACATGAAGCAGGACATTCGTGACTTAACGGATGCAGAACGCAATGTAGCGGTAGCGGCTAAAGGATTACTCAAGGCGTTTAGGTTTATAGATACAGTAGCTGCGGAAGGTGACAGTGCAAACATACACTTTGGAATCATTGCACAAGACCTAGCTGCTGCTTTTGAAGCTGAAGGCTTAGACGCTAATGACTATCAAGTTTATCGCGCAGACACATTTACTGATGACGATGGTAACGAACAGACCCGCCTTGGTATCTGTTA